AAGTGACCATGGGCGATGATGAGTGGAACAAGCTGACGCCGGAACAGAAGATGGAAGCCTGTCTGAAGAACGAAGGCGCCGCCCCAACCCTCGACAACCTGGTTGCCGAGGGGAAGGTCCAGCAGGGCCAGTAGCAGAATGTAGGGGGCCTGGCCGCCAGGCCCCCTCACCATAGAAAGGAAACCATGTCACAGGAACAGCCGACGATAGAGGAACAGCTTGACGCCCTGGCAGAACTGAGGGGCCTACGGGACAAGCTCCGCCTCGAGCAAGCCGAACTAGAAGACCAGGTTACGCCCGTCGCTGTAAAGAAGGCCCTGGCCGACATTGAGACAGAATACGCGGGCCGCCTGGCCGTGGCGGAAGAAGCCATCGCCTCGGCCGAAAGCGCCATCAAGGCCCGCGCCGTGGCCGAGGGCCATTCAGCCACTGGCCAGCGCCTTTCAGTGGTCTATTACAAGGGCCGTGTCACCTGGGAGACAGCCCACCTGGAAGCCCTGGAAGCCATTTACCCCGGACTGTCCAAGCTGAAAAAGGTTGGGGAGCCGTATGGCGTGATTCAGCCCAAGGGGAAAAAGTGATGGCGAAGGCGCCCAAGTTTGAGGTTCGCGTTTACCACTATGGCCTCCGCTCCCACGAATGGCTCTACATCCGCGAAGGGGGCGCCTTCAAGGTTGGGTTCTATGGGCCGAATTGGGAATGGGTTACAGAGAGCGAACACCCCGCTGCCGAACTGGCCGCCGACCGCGTTCACTACCTGAACGGGGGCCGGAGCGACCGCCCCGCCAGGCCCCATGAGTGCCATCGCGAGGCCATGGCGGGCGGGAACTGCAACGACTTCGCGACGCAAATCGCGGGACTTTGTAACCAAACTGTAACCAAAAACCCTTGACAAAATGGGAGCGCCCCGCTATAATGGGGCCAGCCTGGTTCACAAGGAGGAAGGGATGATAGAGGCCGTTCGGGGATACCTGGCGAACCTTGGGGGGCGCCCGATGACCGCCTTCGATGCGGGGATTCTTGTGGCCCTGTTCATTGGTTCGCTCTACCTCATCGAAACCATCTACGTCACGATAGAAAGGATAGTCAAGTGAACCACTCCGCACACCCCTGGCGTCACCCGCGCCACAACTGGATGAGCGCCCAAAGGGGCCAGCGCCGCCACAATGCTTCCAGGAGCGCCCGCCGCAACGCCAAGTGGCTCTACGCCAGCCTGAAGAAAGGCGACCCCGAAAGGCCGCCCAAGTGAGGGAGGAAACCACTACCGAGTACATCAAGCGCCGCAAGGCCGAAATACTAGCACGGAGAGGCCCCCTGGCGCCCGAAGTACTCATCAAACTGGCGCCGACCGATGAACTGGCTCAGGCCGCCGCAACGACCAGGGCCGCATTGGAGAGTGGCCGCCTGAGCGGGGGCGACGCCATAGTGGCACAAGACTACCTGGACAAGATTGAGCGGGTGCTGGCCGAACGAAAGATGAAGGCTGACTGGGAGCGGTTCTGGCGGGAGCGGGGGAAGGACACTGGCCTGGGAGGGGTTGAGGTATGAAGCCAGCTATAACCCGCCGAGGCGACTGCCTGGACTTTGAGTGGCCCTACCCGATTGAGATTCAGGCGTCGCTTGACTACTTCTACGAAGGCCATGGCGAAATAACCGCCGAAGTGACAGTTCGAAGCCTGGACGTGGCTCACGCCGGATTGCTACATTGTGCCAGGCTGAACCTCATGTCCTCACAGGCCCGCGGAACCCTGGCCAAAGCCCTGACCTCCAGGCGGAGTAACGTGGAATGGGCCGGGATGCTGGAACAGCTTTGCTACATGGCCGTGGAACTGTACAGGGAGGGGGCGCCAACCATTGACCTGCGGGACGTAGACCCGTACTCCAAGCCCCGTTGGCTACTGTACCCCTACCTGGAAACAGGGGGGCCGACCATTCTGTTCGCGGAAGGCGGAACTGGAAAGAGCGTACTGGCCTTGTGGATGGGCCTCAATGTCGCCTTGGGGCCGAAGGACGCCAGTGGCCGCCCAGGGAAATGCGCCCCTGTGCTTTACCTGGACTACGAGACGTCGCCTGAGATACACGCCGAGCGCTTCACCGCCTTGTGCGCGGGGATGGGGATTGACGCCGCCGCCAGGCCGCCCATCTACTACCGGAAGATGCAAACCAGTTTACCACAAGCCGCCGCCGCCATACGGAAGGAAATCGCCAGGCTCGGTATTGGCCTGGTCATCGTGGACAGTTTGGGGGCCGCAGGGGACGGGCCGCCAGAGGAGGCCGCCACTGTCATCCCCCTGTTCACAGCGATAAACCGCCTGGAAGTGCCAACCCTGTGCGTACACCATAAGCGCAAGGGGAGCGCCCGCGAGAACCAAAAAGACCGCCTGTTCGGCTCGGTCTACTACGCCAACGCCGCTCGGATTGTTTGGGACTGTGAGGCCGTGGTTGACCCCGTAGACGACAAGATTGCCATCGCCCTTACGAACGTGAAGATAAACAATGGACACCAACTGGCCCGCCATGGCCTGGAGCTACAATTTGTCAACGAAGAGGAGCACCTGAAGGCCGTGAAGGTTCGCCGCCTGGACAAGAGCGAATTGGCCAAAGAGCCAGAACTGGCCAAGGGTATGTCCATGCGCGACCGTATAATGGTGGAGTTGTCACAGGGGGCCATGACCGTAGCCGAATTGGCCGCCGCCTTGGACGCCGAGGAATCGAGCGTCCGGGCCAGAATGACCGAACTGAAAAAGAAGGGAGCGGTCGTGAACCTGGCCGACCACACCTGGGGAATGCTATCAAGAGAGGAGGCAGAATGAAATACGTCGTGCTGAAAAAGGGGCCGCCGTTCTGTGCGAACGTGGTTCACGAAACCTTCGTGGCCGCCAAGTCCGAAGCGCTCCGCCTTTGCAAGAAAGAGGCAAAGCCCTTCGTCATCGCCATGTTCGTTGACGAGGTTGTCCCTGGGGAGCCGCTTGTCGTGTCGCTCTTGGACGAGGACGAGGCCCCGCCTGGCGCTTCCTGTTCCCAGTGTAACCAAACGAGGGGTAGGGATTGTCACGAGACTTGGGACAAGGGGGGCAACTCGTGTTCCAGGTTCACGCCTGGCGCCTGGGCCAGCCCACCCCCGCGAGTGATGCAGTGAACCTTGTCCTGGCCCTGGAGGCCGTTTGGGCCTTCCTATTCTGCAGAAGCCCATGGCCGCGCCACTACACCGCCGTGATTCCTGTCGTGTATGGCGCCGTGGGGCCGACCCGGAGCGGGGACGCCACCTGGTACGGAGTGAACACCACCCCCTCGCGGATGCAGAGCGGGGAGTGGTTTGACCCCCTGGCCATGACCCTCGCCGTGGATATAACGGAGTGGGCCGACATGAAGGGGGCCTGGTTCCAGGTCTGTACGCCCAGGGCGACCCAGTTTGAGGGGTGCGTAGTGGCCCAGGCCATGGACACCGGATACCTGAAAGAGTACCGCGTTCTAGTGGACTTGTCTCGCGGAGCGTTCCAGCGAATCGCGCCCCTGGGGAAGGGGCGACAACACGTTATAGTGAGGAGGATAGAATGACCGAGCGTATCGCGAATACCTGGTTTGCCGTATTTGCGGCCCTCCTGACCGTCCTCTTGGGGCCGCCCCTGTTCATCTTCGTTGTCGAGGTCGTCCGCGAACCGTGGAAGGAACTGGGAGCGGACGTGCGGAAACTGGCCAGCGCCGCCACCGTGAAGGAGAAGGTTCTGGCCGCCCAAAGGGCCGCCCTCACGATACTCATACTGCCCTTCCTGGTCGCCACTATCGTCGTGGCCGTAGCCGTGGTCAATGACTTGGCCGGAGGCGTACAATGAACCGCCTACGCGCCTGGCTCTTTGCACTTGTGGCCGTAGTGGCCCTGGTCGCGTCCTGCGATGGAACCGTCACGCCTGGCCCAACGCCTGAGCCGACGCCCAACTGTCAGGGAACTCTCGCGCCCCTGGCCACCCGCGTCGCGGACATGGAGGCCACCGTCGTAGTATGGGAAACCGTTATGCCCGACGTCATGCAAACATGCGCCCAGGCGTATGATTCGTGGGCCGCCCTGTCTACGGCCGTAGCCCAGGCCACGCCCTGCGGGAGCGCCGCTTGTCCACCAACGCCGACACCGACGCCCGCCCTATGCCAGCGATGCCTCACGAGCGCCGACTGCCCCGATGGCTACACCTGTCGCGTCTGCGCGACGTGTTACCAACTTTGTGTCCGCCTTTCCAGCCCGAACGGGGACTGTACGAACTGTCTGAACGGAGGGCCGATAAAGTGAACACCCTGGCCAGCTTGTTCA